CCAGCCGTGACCCTCCTGTAACTCTTCCCGTATTGCCGCCTCAATCTGCTCCATGCTGCACCGGCCCTGCTGAAGATCGTTGATGTACATCTTCAGGCGCGGGGGCAAGTCGGTAACGCACCAATTACCATCAAGCTCCGTCAAGTCGTCGCGCGAAATCATCATGTGTACGGCCCCGACTGAGCGCCGCAGAAAGTCTGCATTCTCTTTAAGCTTTGCGAATTCAACATCGCGCTCCTGCTCGCAGTGCTTCCGCGCTACCTCGTAGGCGGCGGTCATGCCCCCACGTTGTAGATCGTCATAGGGTGGCAATCCTTCGGTGTCGCCATACCAAGCGTCTAGCATCTCCTCCACCGCATCCTGCGCGGCTGGCTGCTCACTCTTTGCGCGCTCTTTGGGCCACACTTGTTCTCCATTAACCCACAACGTTTCTCCCGGTCCTCTTGTAATATCCATCATACCCTACTCCTTCTTAAATCAAATGCGGTTTTAGCTTAAATTCCTCTTCTTGTCTCTCATATATCTCATACGTAACGCAAACATCTAAACAGTTATACCGCCGCAAACGGTCCATGTTCTTTATACTCCATCCATGTCCCTCGTCCTTATAATACGGCTGTCTAGTATACTGCCGCGTCATAAACTGGAGTTTATGTGAAAGTTCGGGCCAGAGGATATGGTGTCTAAGAAGCGTATCTCGTACTTTATCCAACGAGATAGTAAATCCAAGAGCTTTAAAGAATAATGCATCAAAGTTGAAGAAGTTCTGTCCCAGTATAGCTTTTCCTTTGAGTAACTCATCCAATACACGCCAAATAATTCTATTCTCTCCCGGCTCGTCACGGAATAAGTTGAAGGATATCCCGTAATCAGCACTGTCAGCAATTCCCACCGTAACTGGGTATCCTGGATGCGGAAGAAAGGCGCTTTTGTTTCTAGGGTAAACAGTTTCAATATCAATGGATAACAATGGAGATTTCCTAAATCGTTCAAGACAAGACAAGATTTCTTGTAACGAAAGATTTCCATAAATTAGCTTCCTTTCCGGCAACGGCTGTAATGTACCATGTTTCTTCACGTACTCAAGCTCATCTCGAAGCTTTTGAAAATCCACATACGTTGTGATGTTTCGTTCTTGCCAATCGGCGATACACCTATCCGGGCCGTACACTGGCATCATGTAGTGTGGATACGGAAGCATGTCGCTGCTCAAGAGAGAGCCTGCGTTTTTCTGAAGCTGGCCTTTGTATATGTCGGCGTCTTTTTTGTTTCTCAATTCTGAGAGGAAGAAATTTCCTACTTCGTTGACGGCCAAAATCAGAGGCGGCTGCCAGTGTTTAAGCTCGTTCTCTACGATGATAAAATCCTGCGGCCTATCCGTATCAGGACGGCGGCAGCAGCAATAGCAGTTGTTTAAATCCAAACCTGCTTCACGTAGCATCTTCTCATACACAAAACCCATGCCGCCACTGAGCAGAACACGCGCCTTCTCGTCAGAAGGATATGGACGCTCTAAAACAATCCATATCTTCGCCGAAGGATTACCGCGATTTGTTATGAAGGGCATTAGTATCTTTCCGAAGTTTCTTCAATCTCAGCTATGTCACTAACTGGTATGAATATACTTTTATCCCATTCGTCTGTTATTACAACGAAATCTTCTTTGAAAGTGAGGCGCTTGGTATAACTTCCGCCAGATCTACCTTCATGAGGAAACTTACGCTTTGTTCCATCTTTCATCTTTACGATTATATTACTCATAGATACTTATCCTTTATATCCCTCAGCCAAAAAAGCTGCTTAACAGAAACATACTCGCCGTGAGACATAGTGCCGATAAAGCGCGCTTCTATAGGCGTGAATGAAAACTGTCTCGTCGCTAGAGAGTTGGTTATGATAGTAAGAATTCTATCCGCCTCAGCGCGACGTTCGTCTGTGGTGAGAGTACATTCACTTAGCTCGTGGTAGGTCATTTTAGCTCCTAAAAATGGGGGCATCTCAGCCCCCACTTAGATTAGTTAATACGTTCTTGACTACGACTTCTTAATCAAGTTAGTGCTATGCTTTTCCGTACATCCCGCTACGGCGCACTTAAACTGCCGCACTTCGTTCTTTGCGCGATAGCTTTTACCATCTGCACCTGTGGTTGCCGGAATCTCAGCAATCTCCACTTCCATAGTCTTATTCGCCATCGGGCCAAGATACTTCCAAGTGCTAGGATCAGCATTCGGATCATCTGCTCCCTCAAAAACGCCGGGCAGCGTGTAATCTGCCTTATCCGTCCCGGCGTTCTCGTTCTGCACTTCTTCCATCTGAAGCCCCATAGCATGAACAAAATCCTGCCACATGAACGCCATCTTGGTATTCATGCCTACGAATACGCGACGATTTTCATACTCCGCAGGGCTAATGATAGACAGCTCAGCGTTGAGAGAAACACTCTCGCCATTTGCTGCCTTCTTGGGTTTGAATTGCTTAAACTGAAGCGTGTACCAGCTCGCTGGTACTGGCGGTGCGCCGCTTAGTTCCTCTTTGTTGAACGACATTTGAAATCCCTGTGCCATATTATTCACTACTCCTTTTCGTTTTTGGTTAGTTTTGATAAACTTGATAGGCTATCTCTTTAACTTTTGAGTAAGCTTCTTCCGGTGTCAAATGAGAATAGCCTTCTTTTGTAGATAACTGAGCTAAAGCCATCCACAATAACTGTGCAACTGGAACTCCTTCAGTTGCCTGTTTCCCTATTTCACCAAATCTTGGATAAGGAATCACTTAATCGCTCCTAACGCTGCCCTTCTTGTTTTGTGTTTTGCAATCATAGCCATAAGGTCTGGTTTTTCCTCTGCATCAATCATCAACGTAGTAGATGCGAGAACATCCCAGTTAGGCTTGCAAATAACTTTGTAGTTCTTGTTTCCATCAACGGTGATACGATAAACTTCATTGAAGAGGCTGAGGCTGTTTTGAAGATATTGTGGATCAGTCGTAACAAGCCCTGTGAATTTTGTTTCCGTCGCCGTACTTTCTGTACGATCTTTCTCATCTTTTTCGTGAAACACGAATATAATATTAACTCCAAGCGTGCTGAACTCAGCAATAAGATATTCAATGTAACGTTGGATTCCATTTATCACGTCCCAACTGTTACGGATTTTCATGCTAGTGCTATTGCCAACGCGGATAGTACGAGCAAGCTTTGGGTCTTGACGAAAGATTTCCTCTTCCATAGCACGATTCATATACGTTACGGAGTCAAAGATAACTGTCGCCGGGAGAGGAAACTTTTTGATTTTGTTCGCTTTCATCACGGAAAGATCACCTTCAACATCTAGCATAGTAGGACGGCTTAGAATAAACAAACCCTCTTTACCCGCAAGAGATTCAGCGCGATCATCAAAGTCATACACTCTCGCCGGCTTTGGCGCTGTCGCGGCGAAGGTGCTTTTACCTGTTTTTGCTTTTCCAAGCAGCGCTATTTTTAAAAACTCATGCGCTTCTATGTCCTCGGATTTTTCTCCCTTCATACCAGAGAAGGGATTAGGAAGTGTCGAAGTGGTTGCCATAAGGCTCCTTACGCTGGTTTCTTTGTGCTTCCAGCAGTGTTAGTAATAGACGCTTCTGTTGTAGCCGCAGGTGCTTGTGCTATAGCTTCCGCATCCGTCTCTGCTTTCGCCGCGTCTACAGCATCTTGCTGGTTTTCCAACTGTGCGTGACGATAGCAGAGTTGATACTCTGTCTTATCTACTGTCTCCATCGTGTCTTTTCCTGTTGGAGGGGTTATTTTCTGGATGATAACTTGCACATCACCAGCGCGCCAGCATTGTAACTTGTTAGGAAGCATTGCCGAGCATTTACCAATAGCAGCACTTGCTATCTGTGAAAGCGGCGTGTACGTTTTTGTTACGTTTTCTGTCATTTAAATCTCCTCTGTGTTCCAGATTTTAACTTGTACGAAAGCATTGTTTAGTGTAGCTTGTACTCCATCTGCGGAGCCTTGTCTACAAACGTTGAAATACGGACATTGTAAATGCATCCAGTTCTGACAAACTTGAGTGTTTCTTTGTGGTGGAAGTCCTAGAGCATAAGATTCCATGTCTCTATAAAGACTCTCGCAGGTTAAATACATTCGCTTCTGATATTGCTCAAGCTGATAAACTGTTTTACGAATCGCTATTCTTAAGAAACGCTCATTTGCATTTGCTTTTGGTTCTTTGCAAATTAGATTCATAAGAATCTTAGTGCAATCTCTTTTAAGAATCTGCTCTTCTGAGATAAATTGCGGAAGTACAGTTTTGAGAGCGTAGATATAACCTGTTGGTCCTTCCTCAGTCTCAAACTTCAAACCCGGCTCGCCGCGGAAAGTACCCATTGTCTTATGATCCATCGGACAGATGAAATAACCATCGTCCACGATCAAATCCATGCGGCCCGCGAGATAATACTCGCGATCTTCTCTAAGAGAAATAGGCACTTCCAAATTGCGGCCAAACGCTACTTCCGTTCCTAACACTCTCAATTTCTCATTCTGCGCGCTCATCAGCGTCGTATACTGTACCAACAACCCCACCAATCCATGCAGCCCACCAATCTTCTGATACTCCTTATGATCCGCGAGAACATCCATCTCCTGCTCGTGCCAAGCCGCGCAAGCGCGTTCGGTGCAGAATTTAATAGCGTCAAAGTTTGGCTCTCTAAAAGAGAGATAATACTCTTCAAGCATCTTGTGAAGAATAATACCAAACTCAAGGAACCAGTTTCTTGATACTCCAGAAACATTAATTCCTTTCATTCGCCATCCTTCTACGTGAGCGTGAATGAAGTGCTGCGGGCACGCGCGGTAAGTGGACATAAGGTGGTTGTCTACTATCATTATTATCTTCCCCTTGGCCTCGTCATAATACATCCAAGGGAGCTTTGCGCGAGTTAGAAACTCTACTAGTTCGACACTCGGTTGGTTCACTTGATACTCCTTGTCTAAAAATGTTTTTAAAGCTGTAGGCGTCTCACCTATTTTATAAGGTGAGCCTCTGAGTATACTCACTTCTTAATCGCCTTCAGAATATCCTGAATGTTCATTCCTTTTGCCATCATTGAAGCTAAGATAGCCGCCGCGCTTTCTGAAGCTTTGTCTTTTGAGACTGTTCGCGTTTTCTTAACCGTCGTCGTAGT